GACTTTGAAAACGGCAACATCTACGCATACGACTTGAACGACTACTCGGACAATGGTGACATTCAGAAATGGTTGCGCTCATGGCGTGCCCTACCCACTGGTCAAAACGATCTCAAGCGTTCATCTCAGCACAATTTGCAGATTGACTGCGAAGCTGGTGTGGGTACAAACACTGGTCAGGGTAGCGATCCTCAAATGATGATGCGCTGGTCCGATGATGGTGGCCACACTTGGTCCAATGAGAAATGGTTACCAATTGGCAAGATTGGTCAGTATTTCCGCAGAGTGATTTACCGCCGACTCGGAATGACATTGAAATTGCGTGATCGTGTTTATGAGATCTCAGGCACAGACCCCGTAAAAATCACTATCATGGGTGCTGAACTGTACGTGACACCTACCAATGCCTGATCAACAAAATATAACCAACATACCATCTAATCGTGTGGAGTTTATTGACTCCCGCACGGGTTTAGTCTCGCGTGAATGGTATCGGTTTTTTCTGAACCTGTTCAATTTGGCTGGTGCTGGTGGTAATCAAAACTCGCTAGATGACTTGCAAATTGGTCCACCTCCAATGGAGAGCACAGGTTCTGGTGGCGGTGGTGGCGGCTCAGGCACAGTGACATCTGTGGATGTGTCTGGTGGTACGACTGGTTTGACGACTAGCGGTGGTCCAATCACATCGTCTGGCACCATCACCCTTGGTGGCACACTCGACATTGACAATGGTGGTACAGGTGCTACTACAGCAGCAGGTGCTCCTTTTGCGCTTAAAGGTGCAAATGCTGACATTACCAGCATGTCTGGTATCACTGGTGGTATTGCAACACCCGATTACATTGACTTTGACACCGCAGCCACAGTCACCCGCCAATCAGGACGATTATGGTGGGACAACACTGATGGCATTCAAACCTTGAATCTTGGTATGGCTGGCTCAAATGCCACCATGCAAGTGGGTCAAGAGAGCTATTACCGCATCAAAGCGTCTTCGGCCATCACTGAGGGTCAAGTCGTCATGTTCACAGGCTCCGTGGGTGCATCTGGCGCGTTGACGGGTGCTCCTGCGTCTGGATTGACAGCAGCCACCGCGCAATACGTGATGGGTGTGGCCACTGAAAACATTGCCTTGAACGGTTGGGGTTACGTGACCGAATTCGGTCTTGTGCGCGGCATCAACACCACTGGTGGTGCTGAGGCTTGGGTTGATGGTCAGATCTTATACTACGACCCCACTGTTGCTGGTGGTCTGACCAAAACTCTACCATCGGCTCCCAACGCTAAGGTCATTGTGGCCGCAGTGGTTTATGCTCATGCAACCGCAGGTTCCCTTTTTATTCGTCCAGCATTTGGTGGCGAGTTGGGTCAATTCGAGGGTAATGTGGGTTTTGGTTCATTGTCCAACGGTGACTTGATTCAATATGACTCAGGTGCAGGTAAGTGGAAAAATGTGCCATCGAGCACCTTTGGTACAGGCTCAGTCACATCGGTGGCAGCTACCGCAGGTACAGGTATCTCTGTCACAGGTAGTCCTATTACCACCAGTGGCACGCTGAACATCACAAACACTGCACCAGATCAAGTGGTGTCGCTGACCCCAGGTGGTACAACAACCATCACGGGTACATACCCCAACTTCACAATCAGTTCAAGCGATGCATACACAGGCACAGTGACCTCAGTGGGTACTGCGGGTACTGTTAGCGGGTTGACTTTGACAGGTGGACCAATCACATCGTCTGGCACGATTACCCTTGGCGGCACACTGGCAGTCACTCCTTCAAACTTTGCATCTCAGACAGCCAATACCTTCTTGGCCGCACCCAATGGTTCGACTGGTACACCCAGCTTCCGCACCATCGTGGCATCAGATGTGCCCACCCTGAATCAAAACACTACAGGTACGGCATCCAACGTCACTGGTACGGTGGCCATCGCCAACGGTGGTACAGGTCAAACCGCAAAAACTGACGCATTTGATGCGTTGGCTCCTACCACCACAAAGGGTGATTTGATTGTCAGTAACGGTACAGATAACGTCCGACTGGCTGTAGGTACAGATGCATACGTGTTGACTGCTGACGCAGCTTCGGCGGCTGGTGTCAAATGGGCCGCTGTTGGTAGTTCAAGTAACAACATCACAGCCAAAGGAATGTGGGAGAATGCACTCACAATCTCGTCAAACTACACCATCACATCAGGCAATAGCGCGATGTCTGCTGGACCCATCACCATCGCGTCTGGTGTCAGCGTGACCGTACCATCTGGCTCACGCTGGGTTGTTGTCTAAGGAATCGAAATGACCGTCACAGCACGAAATCTAGTACCTGCCAAGTTCGTTGAGGACACTCAGACGACTCAGTACATCGTGAGCAGCAACATCACGGCTACCATCATCGACAAGTTCACCGCAACCAACGTCAGCGGTTCAACTGCCACGATCAGCGTCAACATTGTCACTGGATCGGACACAGCGGGGGACCAGAACCTGATCACCAAGACCAAGAGTCTGGCTGCGTCCGAGGTCTACACATTCCCTGAGTTGGTGGGGCAGATCATGCCAAACAGCTCATTTATTTCGACTATTGCCAGTGCTGCTGATTCAATCAACATGCGCGTCAGTGGACGGGAGATCTCCTGATGATCGTTACATACGGTAAAGAGTTTGGGCTAACTTCGTCAGAGTCTATGCTTGACAAAGTGAAGACACTGCAAACAGAATTGTCCAAACTGCCACAATATCAACCAGAAACAAAACACTATTTTCACGCAGGCATGTATTGCCGAGAGGTGTTTCGTCATGCTGGTGTGTTGGTTGTGGGGGCTGTTCATAAAAAAGAACACATGTACCTGATTGTGTCGGGTACTGTGTCCATCACAACAGACGATGGTGTTCAAACGGTAACAGGACCGCATTTGTTTTTGAGTAAGCCTGGCACTAAGCGTGCCGTGTTTGCCGAAACAGATGCTCTGTGCATGACCTTTCACGTCATTGAGGAAAAATCAATCGAGGAAGTGGAAGCTGAATTGGTTGAAGTAGAGGATAATAATATGTACTTATCTGGCAATGTGGTCAAACAAGAAGTTTTGGAGGTGTCGCCATGACATTTTGGGTAGCAGGCGCAGTCGTCGTCAGTGGCGCGTTGGGTGCAAATGCCGCAGGCGATGCAGCAGACGCTCAATTACAAGGTTCTCGTGAATCCACCGCAGCACAGGAGCGCATGTTCGACAAACAAACCGAACTGCAAAAACCTTGGCGCGAGGCTGGTGAACAAGCCCTTAACAAATTAACACCGCTGGCGCTGAACTATGAAAAGTTTGGTATGAGTCAGTTCACTCAAGATCCAGGATATGCGTTTCGCTTGTCCGAGGGTCAGAAAGCACTTGATCGTCAAGCCGCCGCTCGTGGTGGTTTGATTTCAGGTGGTGCGCTTAAAGCTGCCACTCGTTATGGTCAAGACATGGGATCGCAGGAATACACCAATGCGTTCAACCGATACCAAACTGAACGCGCTGCTCAATTGAACCCGTTGCAATCTTTGGCGGGTGTGGGTCAGACCTCGGCAAACACAATGAGTCAAGCTGCTGGTAATCTTGGTGCTGCTCAAGGCGCAAACGCTATAGGTGCGGGTAACGCTCGTGCGTCTGCATACGTGGGTCAAGCTAATGCGCTAAATCAAGGCTTAGGTACTTACTTGAATTACAACCAAAATCAAAACATGATGAACATGATGGCTCAGAACCAGTATGCTCCTAATTACGGACAGTACACACCTGGTTCATCATCATTCGTCGGTCCAATGCCCCAGTAAGGAATAGTCATGGCAACAGTCGATCCATCAATTGCACTAGGTGTCAAACCTTTACAACTTGACAACCCTATGAACGCCATGGCGATGTACTCACAGATCCAAGGTGCTCAACAAGCAAACCAACTCAACCAAATGAAAATGGCTGAGTACGAGCGTGCGCGTACCGAAGAAGAAGGCATTCGTAATTACCTAGCTGGTATCAAAGATGTCAATGCTCCAGAAACTCGTGCTGGATTGTTGAAATATGGCAAGACTGGTTTGGAGTACGGTAAAGCGTTGACAGAACAACAAAAAGCTGCCGTAGAGCGTCAGACAGCAGAGGTCAAACTTGTTGATGACAAACTCAAACAATCGCGTAATTTCTTAGAAGGTATACAAACCCCTGAGCAATATTTGGCGTGGCATGAGGCTAACCATCGTGACCCAGTGCTGGGTCCAATGTTGGCATCTCGCGGTATTACCGCAGATCAATCTCGTGCGCGAATCATGGGTGAGTTGAGTAAACCTGGTGGTTTGCAAAAGCTGATCAATGAATCAAAACTAGGTGTTGAAAAGTTTGCCGAGCGCAACACTATGACTGCTTACGAGCAGCAGCGAATCAACCAAGAACAAACCCGACTGAACCAAGAAGCAACCAGTGTCGTGTACCAACAAGATGCCAACGGAAACATCGTTGCGCTGCCTTCTAAACTCAAGGCTGGTGAGATGCCTAAGGCACGCACTGCGGTGGCTCCTGGTGTTGGTATGACACCACTGGAAGGCAAACCTTCGGAAGCGGTGGCCAAAGAGCGCGGTAGCATCAATCAGCAGAAGTCAATCATTGCTGGTGCGCTGACTGAGTTGAAAAACAACCCTGATGCTTTCGGCATGGGTCGCGGCATGATGGGTTCTGTTGTTGGTGAATCTGCGGCAGGTAAACTCATGGAAACACCAGAGGAAACTCAAGCCCGTGCGTTCATTTTCAACACTGTGTCGAACGTGATTCATGAGCGTGCTGGTACTGCTCAAAGCGCAGGCGAACAAGCAACACTCATGCGATTCTTGCCAGGTGAGAATGACAACGTTCAACAGATCACAGACAAGCTAAAAGGCTATGAGAAGTGGCTTGCTGCCAAGGAATCTGGTACAGGTCACCGTAAGTCAGAAACACCTTCCGCAACTGGTAACAGTGTTTCCCTTCCCGATGGTCGTACAATGACCTTTCCAGATGCCGCAGCAGCAGCAGCGTTCAAGAAAGCCGCAGGGTTGTAATGGATTACGAAGCACTTGCCAAACAATACGGTGGTGCGGTGGCAGCTCCCGCCATCGACTACGATGCACTCGCACGCCAGTTCGGTGGTGCTTCTGCTGATCCAATGGAAGCTGTGTTTGGTAAAAGCACATCGAAGGCTGAACCCAGCCGATCAATGATTGACAAAGCTCGTGGTGTCATTGAGACAGGTGCTGCCTTGGCCGCTGGTGCTGTCAGCGCCCCAATCGTTGAAGCTGCTAAGGTCTACGGTACTTTGACCAGCGGTAAATACGGCACACCAGAAGGCATCCGTGCAGGCGAAGAAACTGGCCGCAAAGTTGCTGGTCAGATCCAGTATCAACCGCGCACTCAAGCAGGTCAAGAATACACAGCATCCGTTGCAAACGCGATGGCTAACACAGGTCTTCAGGGCACGCCTTTGAACGTGTTGGCCGACTTCCAACGTGCTGCTGTCCCAGCTACTCGCGCTGCTGGTGATGCCGCACGCGCAGGCGTTGACATTGCAAAGCAACCACTGGTCCAGCGTGCCAACCGCATCGCTCAAGAACAGTCAGCTGCAGACTGGGCACGCGCTCCTCAAATCGAGGCTGCTCAAGCTGCTCAACGACTCGGTGTGGCCATCAACCCAGCTCAAGCCAACCCCAACGTCAAGACCAAAATGTTGGTCGGCGCAACAGGTGAAGCTGTAGTCAACGAAAAAGCAGCCAAGGCAAACATGCCGCGCTGGAACGAAATCGCTCGTGAAGACATGGGTCTGCCTGAGAACACACCACTGGATGCCAAGGCATTTGAGAAGGCTCGTGAGGCACATTCAGGTCCATACGAAAAGATTCGTCAGTTGGGTTCTCTTGCACCTGACAGTGATGTTGTGACTCAAATCGAAAAACTCAAACTCGATCCACTGTCGACCAGCAACCCTGAGAAAGCCGCTAAGGTCAACGGTATCGTTGATCGTGTGGTTGGCCAGGTGTCTGATGGTCTGAGTGGTGAGAACGTGGTGGGTCAGATCCGCGACTTCCGTAAAGACGCGAACCGCACCCTCAAGAACCCCAACGCAAGCCCCATCGATGTCGATGCTGCCGAAGCTCAACTGGGTATCGCCAATGCTCTGGAAAACCTGATTGAAAGCAACATCCGTGATCCAAAGGCACTGAGTGAGTTCCGTGCAGCACGCACAGCGTTGGCCAAGACTTACGACTGGGAACGTGCTACAGGTGTGACCACTAAGCAAGTGGACCCCATGGAAATCGTGAAGTTGGCTGAAAAAGATAAGCCGCTGTCTGGTGCGTTGAAAGACATTGCCGACATCGCTGGCAACTTCCCCGACATCGCCAGCACAGCAGGCAACAAAGAGCAACTGCTCTATCAGCGCCTTCGTCGCGGTGGTGCTGGTGGTACGATTGGTTTTGCCCTTGGTGGTGGACCCGTGGGTGCTGCTGTTGGTGCTGGCTTGACTAGCTTGGGTAGCGAGGCTACAGCGAATATGTTGGCCCGTCCAGGCATGCAGAACCGTTTGGCCATTCCAACTGATCGACGCATCCCGTTGGCTCAAAATACACCAGAAGCTGCACCGATCCCACGATCTAACGCCATGGTCCCCTATGACTATTCGCAACAGACATTCGAGGCTCCCAACTTCGTATTGAAACCAAACCAGTACCCACCCAAGGCTACCTTTGTTGGTCCAGAAGAAGGACCACCTCAGCTCGGCTACGGTGGCACTATGGACACACTGGCTGCTGAAAAGGCCCGTGCAGCTCAGATGTCGCGCACATTGGGTCAACAGGCAGAACAGCGTCAGGCGGCTGCTGAGGCTGCTGCACGTCAACCTACAAGTGGTGCTGTCGAGCTGCAGATCAACCCATTGACAGGCGTGCCAGAAGTCAGCAAAGGTCTGAAAGGTGCGACACCTGAGACATTCCAAGACTTCGGTACATCACTCAAGTCGGCATCCGAAAAGGTGGCCGCTGGTCAATCATTCAACATGGATGCTGCTGAGTTGTCTGCATGGAAGCGCACAACAGCGGATCTGGCCGAAGTGATGCCAGGGTTCAAAGCACTCGATGAGAAGGCTTTGGCAGAACGCATGATGGACCGTAAGTGGGTCGCGGATGCTTTGGAAAAGTCACGCCAAAAAGCCGCAATGTTTGATGACATCGCCAAGCGCACTGCTGATGACATCTCTCGTCGTGATGCTGCAGCCAAGCGTGAACAGTTGCTTGATTTGGCCGATATACTAGAGGAAAATCTGCGGGGTGGTCGCCCAGTGTCCAAAGGTGGACAGGGTCCAAAAACACGAGCACATCAGCGCAACATGTTGTCGCCCGAACAGGAAACTCAAAATCGCCTGATCATTGAAATCAGCGGTGTTGGTCAAAGGAAATAAAGATGGCATCACTATCACCCACCCCTAAGTTACAGTTCTTTGGCACTGACGGATTCCCACTCGTCGGTGGCAAGCTGTACACGTATGCCGCTGGCACAACGACCCCTTTGGCCAGCTACACCGATCACACAGGTGTCACTGCCAACACCAACCCAGTGATTCTGGATTCTGCTGGTGAAGCCGATGTGTGGTTGCCTGAGACTACAGCTTACAAATACGTGCTCAAGGATGCAAATGATGCAACCCTGTTCACCGTGGACTATGTGTCTGTGCCTCTCACAGCCAACTCATTCGCATCACCCCCACCCATCGGTAGCGATGTGCCTAACTCGGGCACATTCACCACATTAAACGTCACTGGCGCTGCGATCTTTGAAAACACTGCTGATTTCACAGAAAATGTGACATTCGGTGGCCGCTTGTCCCTCACTGGTACAGGTGCTGCCAAGCTCAACGTGGGTACAACAGCCCAACGTCCCACAGTGCCCGTGACAGGTGATGTACGCTACAACAGCGATACATTGAAGTACGAGGGCTACAGCAACGGATCATGGGGTCAGTTGGGTGGCGGTGCTACTGGTGGTGGCACGGACCAGATCTTCAACTTAAACGGTCAAACTGTCACAACCGACTACACTATACCGACAGGTTTTAACGCCAGCACCGTTGGTCCTCTCACGATTGCCTCTGGCATCACAGTTACTGTTCCTGATAGCAGCAACTGGGTCATCCTCTAAGGAGTAAATATGAGTTCTGTTGTTCTTACTGGTGACACCTCGGGCGCAGGTACGCTTACCGTCCCCGCTGTCGCTGGCACATTCACTGCGACCCTTGGTTCTGCCACTGGTACGCATTACCCGTTCACCGCTGGCACTGCTGTTGCGTCTACGTCAGGTACTTCGATTGACTTTACGTCTATCCCTTCTTGGGTTAAGCGTATTACCGTCCTCTTTAGCAGTATTAGTACCAACGGTACCAACGCATACCAAGTCCAACTTGGTTCGGGCAGTTTTACAACTTCTGGGTATACGTCACAAGGCACGACTGTAACGGGCGGCGGTATTGGGGCATTAACAAGCACAACAGGACTTCTCGTCGGTGCCGGTGTTGGCGCTGCGGCGATTCACCGTGGGTCTATGACTATCCAAAACATTACCGGGAATACATGGGTTGGCTCTGCTATTGGCTCAGGTCTCGACGGCTCTGGCAACATTGCATCTCGTCAAGGTGGCGGCGATATTGCATTAGGCGGTACGCTTGACCGTGTTCGCATTACTACTGTCGGTAGCACGGATACTTTTGACGCTGGCACAGTCAACATTTTTTACGAATAAGGAAACATCATGCCTACCAAAATCATCGTAGACCTCGCAGCAGGCACAACAACCGAAGTTGAACTTGAAGGTGCTGAGTTGGAAGCGTACAACGCATCGTTGGCTCAACAAGCTGCCGAGGCACAAGCTGCTCAAGAAACTCCTGCACCAACAGAAGGTGAATAATGACTGCAATCATCAACGCATCAACATCATCGGGGTTAATCACCACCGCTGACACCAGTGGAACGCTGGCGCTGCAAAGCAACGGCACTACACAGTTCACAGTGTCTTCTACTGGCGCTTACGGTCAGTTGAAACAAGGTACTGCTGTTGCGTCTACGTCAGGCACAAGCATTGACTTCACTTCGTTGCCTTCTTGGGTTAAACGTATCACTGTGATGTTTAGTGGTGTATCAACAAATGGTTCAAGTAATTTGCAAGTTCAAATTGGTTCTGGTTCAGTGACAACATCTGGGTATGTTGGTGGGTATTCTCGCGGAACAATGGCTTCGTCTGCAACTAGCGGTTTGGTGGTACAAGCTACCCCCGCTGCGGCATCACTTTACTTTGGTTCTATTGTTTTTACCAATATAACTAGCAACACTTGGGTTGGTTCAGGTAATACGATTACTAACGCAAGCGATGCTGCGACATTAAGCAATTGCTCACTTGCTCTTGGTGGCACTCTTGACCGTATCCGCATCACAACAGTGAACGGTACAGACACATTCGATGCAGGCAGCATCAACATCATGTACGAGGGTTAAACCATGGCAGTAGTAATTAGCGGAACAAATGGAATTCAAGTACCCGTGGTAACAACTGTTGAAAAACTTTTGTTGACGGTATCTGCTGGATATATTGTGTTTGACAGCACCTTGGGTAAATTGTGTGTTTACAACGGCACTACTTGGCAAACCATTACATCGGTGTAATCCCATGAGCGACACGATTTCAGTAACCGCAGCTCGTTTGGACACTCATGAAGCCGTGTGTGCCCAGCGTTACGAAACAATCAGTGACCGACTCGATAAGGGTGCGGATCGCATGGATAAGATGCAGTATCTGATCTATGCAGTCCTTGCAGCCGTGTTGCTCGGGCCTGGTGCTGCTGCTGAGTTCTTCAAAAAACTCGTAGGTTTGTGATGACCTTTCAACTCTCATCAACATCCCTTGATCGTTTATCAGGGGTGCATCCCGATTTGATCAAAGTGGTTAAGTTGGCCATCACCATCACAGACATCGACTTTTCTGTTCTTGAGGGTCTGCGCTCCACAGCGCGTCAAGCGGTTCTTGTGAAGTCTGGCGCAAGTCACACAATGAACAGTCGTCATTTGACTGGACATGCTGTTGATCTCGGTGCTTTTGTTGGTGGTGAGATTCGCTGGGACTGGCCTCTCTACAACAAGATCGCATTAGCCATGAAGCGTGCAGCCAAAGAACTCAATGTACCAATCGAATGGGGTGGTGATTGGGTCAGTTTCCCCGATGGTCCCCACTATCAACTTCCACGCAAAGAGTACCCCTAATGGACCCGTTAACCATGCTGGCAGCACTTGGTCCATTGGCTGTGGACTTGGGTAAATCCTTGATCGGTAAATACGTCCAGACTGATGGTTACAAGCCTGTCAACATCGACGAATACTTAAAGATGCGCCAGTTTGATCTGGACATGTTTAAAGCGATGAATGAGGCTGGGGGTAGCAATCCATCATACCCATGGGTTGAGGCTGCTGTGCGCCTCATGCGCCCTGTTGTTGGCGTCATTGTGCTGGGTACTTGGGCGTATATGAAAATAAACAATCAATCCAGCGACACCGTTGATAATTTCGCAAGTGCCGTTGGATTTTATTTGTTTGGTGACCGCACCCTGTTTTACTCACGCAAAGCTCAAGCCTGACCCCAAGAGGGTACATTGACCCACGTTGTCCTGAGAGGTTTGTGCTCAGGTTGCGTGGGTTTTTCTTTGGCTGCTTCGCGGATCTTTTTGTTGGCCAGCTTTTGCATGATGCGCTCCTGCTTCGCAGCTTCACGAGCAGCCTTGCGCCTCTTGATAGCCTGAGCCTCTTTGTCGTCCACGATCTCCACAGGGAAGCTGGACGCCAGAGGCTTGGTTGCATTGGCAGGCACAGGCACACAGCGCCACACAGCATTGAATTGACGAGCACCACTGGAGCTGATCACAAAGTCTGCGATGTAGCAGCCATAGGTGCGCCGTAGGCACGAGATCAGCAGATCCTGTGCATACCCTGTCAGCTTGGCCAACTCGCGCACTGTAAGCCCTTGTGGGTGGAGAAGCAGGGCTTCTCGCGTCACCTCACTGATCGTCTTGGGTGCTGGCATTCATGATCTCCTTCAAACGCAGCAAACGCTTGATGTGGTATTCAATCATGCTCTGATGATACTCAGCAGCACTTTGGGACAACAGAAGCTCTCGTCGGGCTTCGTCGTACTCAAGTTGCGCCAGTTGATCGGCGGTTGGGGTTTTGAACATTCGTTTCAGTTGATCTAACATATTTACTCCTTGTATAACAAGTGTATCACACTTCTTTAACGAAGATACCATTAGCATCCAGATAACCTTTGCGGTCTTTGATCTCCTTGTACGCCAGCTCAAGACATGACACCAAGTCGATGTCAGCAGTCGCACAACCCATGATCAACGTCACCAAGATGTCACCGTAGGCATCCTTCATGGCATCATGATCACCTTCAAGAAGGGCTGCGAACAACTCGTTCAATTCCTCCTGTGTTTTTTGCGCTTGAGCGTAAGGTGTGCTGTTTTGCACGATGCGGCGTGCCTCACCCCATTGGATAACTTTCATCTCTAATTCACGGTAGCTCATTTTCATTGTCCTTTCGATTGACGATATTGTTTGATCGCGTTACGCAATCCTGCTTGGGTTGTTGCTTTGTCATCCAGCGCCAAAGCCTGCGCTTGATCCAGTGTGTCTTGCATCATAATCCGATGACACATGACGGGTGCTCCTTGACCTTGGCGGCGTACTCGGGCGTTGAACTGTTCGTACAAGTCCAATGACCAGTT